GTAACAAGAAAACGCCGCATACCCCATTCTAAAATGGGATAGCAGCCATAAGGAAAACCCCGCAACGTTAAAGCGTACGACTATATACAACGTACTGCCCGTATAATGGGATTCCTCGATTAGACACAGAGTGAATCAGTGTCGCAGGACCCTTTCCGTGAAGAAGAATCATGCGAAACTTTCGAGGCCACAAAGGAAAAACCTTATGTTATTCTCGGAAAGGGTGTGACTCTACGGATAGTCAATAGAGTCAATATCCCTCATACTAGTACCTTCAGTAGGTAAAAGTAGAGGGGGCGGCCCAATGTAATGAGCCAAGCGGCCGTCCTCTGCAGCACTCATAAAGAATGTGCAGTTGACGGCGACTTCACCAGTATTTTGGAGGATCAGGCGATAAGAAACCCCAGCGGAGCTTTTGACGAAGTTATCAGCCGATCCAGTCCAGTCATAGGCGTCGCCGGCAAACGTGGTCTGGTGGACCAATAGCTGGTATGCTGGAAGCCGAGCGTGCAACACTCCGGTATTGTTGCTAACCAGGTACGGTGCGTTGGAAGTGGCGCGACATACTTTCCAATCGTCAGCGGGGAACGTAGTATAACCCTCGTTGGCCGGACATTGTGTTAAGAGTATCTTTGAAGAACTCACATGTCCAACGGCGGAATCTCCGTTATACGACGTATACGCGTGAATGTCCGTGCCTCCACAAGCGTAGACATAGGCAGAAGCAAAGTAGCCACCACAAGAGAAGGCATGTCTCTTGCCCGTTGCAGGCGTGGGGGTGAGAGGTGAGTAACGTGGGGTGTAAAACCAGTTGGGGATGACACACTGTTCAGTGCCATTCGGAGGAGCATAAACGGGCACCTCACGATGTGGCATCATGATAAGCTGTTTCACCGATTGGATGCTCTCACCCATGGTGTACATCTCCATCTCAGGCTTGTACATAACGTTGCCACCTGACTCGAACCTGGGGGTGCCCAGAACATGGGCCGGCCAAATGGGACTGCCTGGAATGGCCAACTTGAAGTCATCGGCACCACAGACCTCCACCATGCAAGAAATCTGCTTGGCCACAGCTCCAGAAACCATCAGCGGATCGACAATGGAAAGTGAGACAGTCCCATAGGACACTTGGTTGTTGATCCAAGGCACCACGTAGGTGTAAGGAACTTCGAACTCAAAGACGGACGAATCACGCAAGTCGAACATCTTCGTAAGGCCAAATGGCTGGCGGTAACCACCCGCTAGCGCTGGCACTGTGGCCTCGTCACGGAAGCCGTACCTTGGAGTGAAGCAAGCCATGACACGGCCTCCGTGGAACTTCGTCTTAGCAAAAGTGAAACGGAACTTGAAGCCACCGCTCCACGCCCTAAAGGGTGAGGCGGTGAAAAGCAAGCTGCTGGGTATGAAACTGTTACTTTCCGGAAGGCAGTACGCGGGGACCAAGATGTTGGCAGCCGGTAAGGGGTAGTTGAGTCGGTTGCGGTACCACATGTTCCAAGGATTCATGTTGACCGCGTAGAGGAGCGCCCCCGAGGCAGTAGTGTCAGTTATCTTAAAAGTGCAGATCTGAGACCACTGTGAGGTCAGAAACTTCAGAGACATCTCATCCACTTCAGTGCCGCCCAACATAGGGCTAACAGCCAAGCAGTTGTCAGCCCTAGGGCCGACGACCACCGTAGCGGAAGCCACGTCGGTATTGCACTCACCTGCTGTCTCACCACGGACAACACGCACCATGGGTGAGAGGATCTGGGGTTTAGAAAAGCCGAAGGCTCGTACTGCTCCAGAAGATTTCTCCAGAAACCACGACAGCGGACCGGTTATGGCCTTGATGGTGGGCACGCCCTTTCCAACCCATCCGACAGCACGCGAAAGAGCGTAAACTGAAGATGAGAAAGGGAAGGCGTCAGTTTCAAACTCCTTCTTCAAGGAGCCTCCAGACTCAAGGACAACTGTCTCAACTGTGTCGGGAGCCACACCGTGTAGCTCCAAGTCCTCCAAATGGATCAAGACCTTATAGGTCGGTGCCGTACCACCAGGGGGCGTCTCGACGGGCAGTATAGTGTTGATCGCAAACGTGCCAAGCTGCGTGTTCAGCGTTGCATAGTTGGTCACCGGAGTGTACTCCCATCCATCAAGGTAAGGCACCTTGAGCTGCACCATGGTGGTCTCTGAAAGATCGAGGCGAACGTGAGGGAGATTGGTCGCGGTTGCCGAATACTTACACCGCTTGTAGTTGGCCGTCGCAGGCTCTGCGTCATTGGAGTACTGGTAAGACACTGCCAAGATCCCTTGGTGAAAGGGAGTGCAGGCAACCTGGACAGTAAAGACCATGGTAAACCTAGCAGCCCAAGCACCGGTAAGCCTACGCCTACCGTTAGGAAAAAGGGTGGTGAAGAGGCCATCTCCACGAATGTCCCTCTCGTGCTCCAACTGAGTAACTCCAGTGCTAGTAGTACCAGCATAGATAATCCTCGGACGTGCAAAGTAGTGCTTCAAGTCCTGAAGATTGGACTCAGCGGTAACAATACCGCTGTTAAGAAACGTTCCTATGTCCGTATCCTGGCAGGCCTCAGAAACAAACTCGGTCTGACCGGCCTGTTTTGTTGTCGCGTTTATAGTCAGCGACTCGACTTCAGAACAAACTTGTTCGGTGTCTCTTGGTTGAGCGGGAAATTTTACACCCATATGTTATTCCCATATATACAGGCGTTGATCAAACTCTGCTGAGTAGTAGGCCCTATAGGCGAGTTTTCCTGTCGCACCGTACAGCATTGATCAGTAGCTGCATAGGCGCCGTATATAGACTCACCACGGGTTGTCACGACGGCTGAGTACTATCTTAAGATACTCATCCTGGACACACGGGGCAATAGGAACCGCTCCTCGGCCAATGGTGCGGAAACACGAGTAGATCTGCGAAGCAAACCTATCCCACTCGCGGGGGGGGTGCATGGAAAGCTCCTGCAACATGTACTCCGTTCCATCCTTCATAATGGTCTCTTCCATCAAGTGGTTGGTACAGTAGTACGTCTGGTACAGAAAGCTGTCGAGCTCCAAGGGACACAACCAGCGTCCACCCACCTTTGCAAAGCCCCTCTTTAAGAAGCTCGCATCGCCCAGGGCCATGTGCTCTACAAAGTCCTGGTTTTTGTGGGCGGGGGTATAAATGATTCCAAGTTTCTCCTTCAGAACCACACCCGTCGTGCGTTGGTTGAATTGCCCTATCTTCTCATCGGAGACGTTACATGCATTGTCGTCACCGAACGTTATTGGGGCGACATGCGTCCAAAAACCGGTCAAGTCCCCCGTCGTCTTGATGTATGAAAACACCATTAGAAAGAGAGCATAGATCGAGTTGACGAACGTAGTCAGCGGATGTCCACTGGGCAGGCACTTGTTCCATTGGTAGACAAACCTCTGGTTAGTGCCATCACCACCAATGTGACGCGAATGAGTCAAGTCCATCCACAAAACCTCACGAATGCGTGCGTTCTCCGGACCGTCATCGTACCAGTCATTCACGAACTTCAAAATGAGGTTCATGATATCTACCTGCTGGCTCGAGTCAAATCCTTTAAAGTCCCCATCAAAGACCTTATCGCCCTTACTCGTCAGATGTTGAGCCAACCGCTCCCAGTCACTGTAAACCTTAATTCCAGGCGCCATCCCATGCGCAATGTAGTTCTTCAGGAACGCATCGACGATGGCCCCGAAGTACATCTTGGTAGGGATGACAAGGTCAAGAGGTCCACAGCTAATGAGACGTGTTGCGACAGCATCGCGCTTAGCCGCGGTCCTGAGTTCGTCCTTGTTAAAGTCATAGAACAAATGTCCTAAGCGGACATTGTTCTTTGCCTGATCAATGACGTACTCCACTCGAGCTTCAAGCTTCTTTGATTCAGGTCGCGAGAAATCGCGCTCCGGTGCATCCCCCCAAATCGCCTTCTTTCCTCCCTTAATCTCGAGGACATAGGGGAAGCCTGGAGACGTATTGAGGGGCAGGCCCTTAGACTCGAGCTCAGGAATCCCGGCGACTGCTTCCCTATAGGTATAAAGCCTACGGGTAGAATCTCGGGTCACGTGCTTGAACTTCATTGTGGCAGTCCACATGGCATGTTCCAGGTCAGGATCCTCGTAGATAAGAACTGGACTCGAGTAAGGCCGGATAGCATTCAGCATCGGGTATACAACCACACCATCCTTGTTCACTGGCCTAAGATGGGCCGGTGCAAGGTCGCTATCACCCCACTTTCCAAAGAAGCGAGTGGGGTAATAAGCGGTCTTGGGACAGAGCGGTACGGACTTCGGCAAGGCTCCAATGGTAAGGAAAGAACCCATCCCCTCCATCGGAGCATCACCACCGGCCTCCAGCTTGTACCCGCGCTCCTCGAGGTCCTGGAGCATCCGATCTTCAGGGATCTGGAAGTGCTGGCGTGCTTTCTCAATAAGCTCGGGTGTGACAATCGCACCGAGCTTCTCTCCAGCAGAATCGTGAGCGGCAAAATGGAAACCCATCAAAGTCGCTCCCTGGAAGCGGCTGTTATCCTCAATGGACAACAGTCCCCCACAATCACCACTCTCGGTCGTACAACTGTAGCGCCAATACCTGTCAATGTGCATCGGTGCTCCGTACGCCTCGAACGTGAGATGCACGCCGATCCCCATGCTCCTGAAAAAGCGGACTTCTCGTGTAACGGTGAAGCCGCTTGAGGTGCCATACGTGCAGAGGTTATCCATCCTCATCTCACGGCCTTCGAGATACTGCAACTTGCTCTCGGGTATGAAAGCCTTCGTGATGTTCACGTGGGCCCTCATATTCTCAAAGCGCATGAAGCAAATATCAGTCTTTGGCACCACGTAGCGAGGTCGTGCAAGATAATACGCTACAGAGAAGTCAACTCTGTGCGCACTATTCTGCGCGTTTACTGCGGATATCTTAGACTCGGCCGTAATCAGACCCTCTTTCTTCCACTCGGCCAGGCTAGCGTCAAAATGCGACGGTTGCATAGCCAACTGTCCCTCAAGGAAGGTAAGTGCCCCCAATGTCTTAAAGCCGTCAGTGCGATGCACGACAAGCTTATAACAGTTAGCGAAAGCCTTATTAGTTACGGCAGGATTGCCGGCCTGAAAGCTGACACCACTGGGGACACCCTTTCCTCTCGCGGGCGTATTGCTCTGGAGGCGGATCTTCTTCTTGGGATTGCGACGAAACGACGAAAGAGCCAACTTTGCCGCCCTGAAGGGAATGCCGAGCACGTAAAGCAAGCCCTTAACAGCCCCAACAAGCGCGCCAACAACAACTGCCATCAAAGCAGTAGAAATCGCGGCCAACTTGAAAGACTTCAAGAACTTCCTCCAAAGAGTAGACTCCCTCTCGACTTCCTCGACACACATATCAATGGTGTCGAGAGTACCTTCGGGACTGGGGACACGATCGTAATTGATGTAATCAGCGACCGAGCCCCACAAAAGCCGGTTAAGGCCGACGGGTTGTAGCTCAGGAAACTCACCTCCTGCCTGAAGGTGGATATCCTTGCACTTGTTGAAAAGACGCTCATAGCGTCCCTTCTCCGAAGTGAAAGCAGCATTCCGCTCCCGTAAGATAGTCGCGAGCCTCAGAACAATGTCCTTAAGGCTCTCGGCCTCCGAAGAGTACGTACCGTATGCGAAGTCGTGCTTGTGGGCGTTCCAAACGTACCATGGGAAGGCATCAATGCCCTCCTTAGACTCACAATCCTGGCACGCCTTCTGGTACTTGAACCAGTCAAGCTCGCCATTAGCCTTGGCGTAAAGAGGATTAACCTTCAACGTGTATGCGTTTGAAATGCGGCGGGTAACCGCACTGACGCAGTTGACAACGTTTGCCGCCTGACTGCTGAAGGACTCCAGATTCGTGGTACCAAGAATGAACTTGCTACCAAAATAGATCTTACCCTTGGAAGCGAGATCAGCGAAATTGAGCGGGTAGCTCCACGTGCCAACCATACGGATGATATCGAGGTATTCGCTGGTCTCCTGGCCGGTCACAACTTTCTCCTGGAATAAGTCATCAATGACCAGTCCAAGTTGCTGAGCGTAACCATTCCAGTACTTAGAGTCGCCCTTCTGCCACATGTTGGCTAGAGCTGTCTCAAAGGTCGCGTCCTTAGGCAAAAGCCCTGAGAGTGAAAGGACGGTGGTCATGAAAGGCACACAAAGCGCGGTCTTACCGACACCTGGTGCTCCAATCAAAACGCACATCTCGGGCTGAAAACGAAAATTGTTGCGTGCCTGCAACGCCCCAAGGAAGGGCTGCAGGTTGCTCACCGCCTTCAGCACGTACATGTCGACGTCTCTCGCGAAAGGAGTACCGCGAGCGGACTCCTTAAAACCGTAGCCAATGCGCACTTGATCATACATCTTGTCAAGCCAAGCGCTATCAATATTGACATTGCCACTGTCAAGCTCAGCGCTCACGACATTAATGCCGCGCATCCAACGGTCAACTTCCGTGCAAGATTGGTCAACATCCTTCATCCAATCCCCAAGCGGGTCACGCATCTTCTTGACCCAATCGACACGCCGCTCAGTAAAGAGCGACATACCGAAGTTCACCACCTTCTCGGCGGCTGCAATAAACCAAGCTAGGAACGAATCCCAGCCAGTACAAACCCGGTCTAGCATAGACAAGCGCTTAGCGAACTCGGTAACCTTGCTGCCACGGCTGATGCCAAAAGCAGAAAAGCACACACAAGTCGAGAAGAGCTTTGCCATAGTCGAAGCCCCAGTAGCTTGGAGCTCGACGACTGGCTCAAAGGAACCTTCATCTCCAAAAGGAAAGAAAGCGGAGACGTGATTCCAAAGCTCCTTACCAAACAGGCTGATAAAAAGCGGAATGAGCAAGACCTTGCCCACTCCTGACGGCACACTCACTAGCTTGAGCGCATACCAAAAGAGCATGACACAAGCTATGCGACCAACAACAGAGCCAACTGCCTTGTTGACCTGTTTCATGGCTCGCTTCACGCCCCTCAAGGCGGAAGTGAGATGATCCATCGTGCCGGAAGTCTTGGAAATAAGACCCCCGACCTTGCCAACAGCCTCTCCGACCTTCTTACAAAGACCGTGTATGGCTATGGCACTGATGCCGAGCGTGGCACCAAAGGCGGCTTTGAGAAAGCCACCAGCCTCATACTCGACCTCGATCGGGACACGCTTATCCCGGCCGGCCTTATACTTGGCCTTCCTCTCCTCCTTGGTGAGGCGCTTCTTCTGCTCCAGAGCTGCTACCTCACGTGCCTTAGCACGGAAGTAAGCCTCACGAACAGCGCGCTTCTCCTTGCGAGCAGCGACCTGCTCAGCAGTCTCTTCAATCCCAACGTTCCCCCCCGACTGGAAGTGAACGAAGTACTCGCTCTTGAAGCGATAGAGGCGGAGGAGCTTCTCGGGCATCCTCTTAGCACGTGGCGTAGACTGCTGGTCCCTCTTCCTAACGACCGGAATCCTGCGCGCTGGCCTGTGGCGTGCGCGCCACCTCCTAAAGTTGCGCCTGACGGCCTTAAAAAGCACGTCGAACGGCGCCACCTCCACGTAATCACGCCAAGGGTAGTCCTCGCGCATGAGCGAAAGGAAAAAGCTTGACTTGTAATTCGTGACCCTCATCTTCTTGTAGCTGATGTCAGCCACAAAGTACTCCTGCACCTCAAAGATGCGATCGAGAGCATAGCACCCGAACTCGTAGTACTTCATGCTCTCGCCAGCCCGAACAAGGTCGAAGCTGACGTCGGTTGCGTCGAACATATCACAAGGGGTTGACTGGGTAGTCTTGAAGGTAAATTCCATGGTTGTTTTGAAGAGTAACCAATGGCTTAGCCCCGTTGGCGCCGACAATTAGCCCTATTCAATATGGTATCAATGATCGGTCTCTCTGGCCGTACATCGAAGGTCCATACTGGAGGTGCCTTGTCCAACACGTTATTAAGGTGCCCGTTGGTGTGTCGTATGCATGAAGCTCCAGGACGATAGGAAAGCACGAGAACCACATATACGTGGGTATATGCACTCAGCGCTACAAGGCTTCAAACACACTGTCACTTTGACTCTCTACATGTCGTGACAAGCACGTAGAGTTAAAATTCCTCAACCGTCGTTAGTTGAGTTCTGAAGAGATGGACCGATCAATACCCAAAAGGTAGTACATCGGGTAATGGATTCACTCTCTCACACTCTCAAGTTCACACTTCACTCATAATAGTGACGTTATGTTAAGGATTGAGCGCGGACTATATCGCAATGGTTAGCTCAAAGTTCGCAACGTTAAAGCACAGGACTATATACAACCTGCTGCCCGTATAATGAACTCCAAGGTTAGACACTGGCCCAGAAAAGGGACAACCAGCAACTTATAACATCCTGTCACTATTATACATAGGTATTAACGTTTCGATTTTCCAAAAATCGTAAGGGCCTCTAGAAGCTTCAGCACGTCGTCAGGCACTCTTGGTACAGGTATCACCTGTCATTTGCACTGGTCGGTAAAGCGGGCACTTAAGCCGGGCGGATGTGATGAAATCATCGGCCTCACGCCGACTGTCTCGAAAGACAGAAGCCATACACAGCCACCAAATTTTTGTGATTTAAGCAAAGCCACTT